CACAGTCCAGCGAAACCATTCTAAAGGTTGTCAGGGGTCACAAAATGACGCCTAGAGAGGTTTTGGAAGCTCATGGGTATGATTACACCAAATGGGAGCTTGTACGTGCCACAAGCAACTTTTGGAAGCAAACGCCTGAAGCAACGTTGTATCAAAGTAAGATACAAATTAGGCCGTTAGTTGAAGCAGAACAATATGAATCATTGATGAATGACATCATCACACACAAGGAGCCGTATCAAGCTAAGGCTCCTATTTTTGTGGAATCAGATCGCTATCTGGTCATTCCTGCTTTTGATACACATTTCAATGGCCACACGTTTGATATCTATGCTGAATCTCTTAAACGGCAACTAGAGATCATTGAACGCGGCCACTACGCCAAAATATTGCTCATTCTGGGCGGTGATCTAGCTCACGTGGACAATATCAACTCGACCACAGCAAAGGGCACACAACTCGAAACAACCGACTTAGGCGAGACTGTGAATGAAATGGAACAATACTTCGAGACGTTGATTGAAGCAATTATCAAGAACGCCAATGAGTGTGAGGTCATGTATTGTGCCGGAAATCATGATCCGTCAGTTGGGTATATGTTCGCACGTCTATTGAAACGTGCCTACAGCAACCAGCCGAACATCACTTGGGATATATCACTGAAGCATTACAAAGGTGCAATGTTAGGCCGCAACTTCATTGGTGCCACTCACGGAGACAAGGGCAAGAACAACTACCTTGCAAAATACCTAGATGAGTTTGGATTCATGCTAGGCACAGCACAGAATCGCGAACTGTTCACGGGGCATCTCCATTCAGAGATGAGCAAAGACCTAGGCGGATTCGTTCAGCGTCAAGTGTCAACGCGCAAGCCAACCGATCAGTGGACTGATGACATTGGCGTGGTTGCTCATAAAACGTTTGAGCTGGTCGAATACAGCGATCATGATACCCGTGCCATTTACTATGTGTGAGGTGATTTCATGGCTCAAATGATTACAACAAAATACGGCGTTTACATGCCGAAAGTTGAAGCGTGGACCATCGGCAAGATTGACAGAGAAATTGTCCGTTCACGCTCTAATCAAGTTAAGACGCGAGGCGGATACGCACATCCTGAAAGTAAGGTATGCTTGTCAAAAAGGGGGTGGATACTGTGGCATTCCACTTGCCGTCACCAAAAGACGTCTATAAGAACCTCAAGGACAAGTTGAAAAAACAGCGGGACAAGACCAAGGCTGATAAGAGGAAACAGCCTAGTAAAGACAATCCAGGAGTAACAACAGCTTAATGAATTATAACCAGCGATAGCTAACTAGCTACCGCTTTTTTAATGGAAGGAAGGTGTGGTGATATGTGATGGCTAAAGGGAAATATCAAGAGTGGCAGACACCAGAAAAACTGGCTCTCATAGAAGGGTGGGCCCGAGACGGCCTCACTGATGAACAAATAGCCCATAACATCGGTATCAAGAGGCCAACACTTTATGACTGGAAGAAAAAGTATTCTGACATTTCTGACGCCCTAAAGAGAGGAAAAGAAGTTGTTGATCAAATGGTTGCTGGTTCACTAGTCAAAAGGGCTTTAGGCATGACCATCACTAATACGACTTATAAAATGGTTCCTATTCGAGATGACGTATTGGAGGCAAAAAGAGCTAGGTGGCGAAATGAACATCAGATTGATCATCCAGAGTTCACTAGGAAGGAACTTGTTCAAGCATCAATTGAGAACGTTCCTACTTACGAAAAGATACCAATAATGGTCAATGAGAACGAACTGGCACCGGATACCTCAGCCCAAATATTTTGGTTGAAGAATCGCAAGCCGGAGCTGTTCCGTGATCAAGCATTCAAGCGATTGAACGAAGCACAAGCCGAAAAAGTGGCCGAAGAGGTTCGCAAGTCTAAAGCTGAGGCTGACATCACGGAAGCAAAAGCTAGCGCTTACCGCACTCCAGAAGGCCAATATGGAGGACTGAACAAGCTTTTAGCCGCAATTGATGAAAGCATTCCAAAGGACGATGATGTCAATGACAACCCCGATTGATCAATTCAAAGGGAAACAGTTAGACATCATCAACTGGTGGCGCCGCTATCCAGACAAGCAGACAATCATTGCTGATGGTGCTGTGCGTTCCGGAAAGACGTTTGCGATGTCGATCAGCTATGTTCTGTGGAGCATGATTATGTTTGACCACGAGCAATTTGGCATTGCCGGCAAAACCATTGGATCATTGCGCCGAAATGTGATTAGGCCACTCAAACAAACGTTGCAACAAGTGGGATTCTCGGTTGTGGATCGGCGTTCAGAAAACATGCTGGAAATCAGCCTTGATGGAAGAACCAACCTCTACTATTTATTCGGCGGTAAAGATGAAAGCAGCCAAGATCTGATTCAAGGGATCACACTTGCCGGAATGTTCTTTGATGAAGCAGCTCTCATGCCACAGTCGTTTGTCAATCAAGCGACAGCGCGTGTTTCCGTTACTGGCGGCAAATACTGGTTCAATATGAACCCAGAGGGCCCGTATCACTGGTTCAAGACTGATTGGATTGATCAAGCAGACGATAAACGCGCATTGCGTCTCCACTTTGTGATGAAGGACAATCCAAGCCTGAGCGATGAAGTTATTGACAGGTACGAACATATGTACTCAGGAGTGTTTTACCAGCGATATATTCTGGGACAATGGGTTCTGGCTGATGGAATTGTCTACGACAACTTCAATAAAGACGAGATGGTCAGCAATCCAAGCCAGCAGCCAAGCCGATACTATGTCAGTGTTGACTATGGCACACAGAACCCCACAGTTTTCTTACTTTGGGGTAAATGTGGGTCTGTTTGGTATTGCCTCAAAGAGTATTACTACGATGGACGGCATAGCAGCAGACAGAAGACAGATGATGAATACGCTCGGGATTTCAGCCAATTTGTCGGTGACATACGCTGTGAAGTGATTGTTGATCCATCAGCGGCTTCATTTATTACCAAATTGAGAGAACGCCGGTATCGAGTTATTAAAGCTGATAACGATGTGCTAAACGGCATTAGAGAAACGCAAACAGCTATGAACTCTGGTGAGATCAAGTTCACACCTGGGCTAACTAATCTGTTCAAAGAGTTCGCTTCTTATGTGTGGGATGACAAGGCCAGTCAAAAGGGTGAAGACAAAGTGGTCAAGGCACATGACCACGCAATGGACGCCATGAGGTATTTTGTTATGCAAGTAATCAAACAAAGAAATGTAGCTCATACATTCAAGAACACAAGCAAATACTTCTAAGGAGGTGGCCATCATATTAACAGTTCAAGGTAAAGGCTCAATTACAGATGGTGACGTGTTCATTTTTCCAGTAGATACAGCTCTTACTGGGGACGACATCACCAATTTCATTAGCGCAAATGATGAACTAGCTCGCAGAAAATATCTGCCTGCTAAAAAGATGTATCTTGGCAAGCACAAGATTCTTAATGAAGATGCCAAAGACCACGGGCCAGATAATCGTCTTGTCGGCAACTTGGCTCACTATATCGTTGACACCTACAATGGGTTTTACATTGGCATTCCACCGAAGATCACGCTCGATAACACACAGGACAACGCGGTGCTGCAAGAGTGGAACGACACGAACAGCGTTCAGGACAAATTAAGCGAAATCAGCAAGCAATCATCCATTTACGGACGGGCGCTTGCTTTTTTGTACCAAGACGAGAACAGCAATACGTGTATTGCATACAGTTCACCTATCAATTCATTCCTCATCTATGATGACACGGTAGCACATAAAGCCGTTGCGTTTGTCATGTATTGGCATGATGATAACAACAATTTAACTGGCAAGGTGTATATGAAAGACGGAATATACGGCCTTGATATGGTTCGCTTTGAAGGGACAGACGGATTTAACCCATTTAACGAAGTGCCAGCTGTTGAGTTCTTCATGAACACCGAACGTCAAGGAATCTTTGAGAACGTTGAGACGCTAATTGATGCACTAGACAAGGTACTAAGCCAGAAGGCGAACCAGAATGAGTATTTTGACAATGCGTACTTGGTTCTCAAAGGCCTGAAACTCGATGAGGACGATGACGGCAACCCCAAACTCGATCTTAATGGCAACCAGATTATCTATGCTCCAGACGCCGATTCTGCTCAAGGCGTAGCTGAATTTCTGACCAAACCTGATGGCGATGCCATTCAAGAGCACCTCATTGACCGCCTCATCAGCATGATCTATCAGATCAGCATGGTTGCAAACTTGAACGATGAAGCATTCAGCGGCAATAGTTCTGGCGTTGCATTGCAATACAAATTGCTACCAATGCGCAATCTAGCGGCCAATCAGGACCGTAAGTTTACTCAGTCACTCCGGGAGCTTTACAAGATCGCATTCAGTGTTGGGACAATCCTTCCAGAAAGTAAATCTGATGACTGGCAAAAGCTTAACTTCGCATTCACGCGAAATCTTCCGGAGAACATTACCGACGAAGCGGACGCGGCTTCTAAACTAAAAGGCCTCGTATCAGATCAGACTATGCTTAGCACCTTATCATTTGTCGATGATCCCAAGGCCGAAATGAAACGCATCGCTGATGAGACCGCCCAGAAAGCAAAAGACGCTGCTGCTAACAGTCCGTCAAGCCCGGACTTCCAGAAATTGCTGAATGGTGGTGGCAATGATGACAACAACGACTCAACAACAGATAGCGAGTAATTCTGCCTACTGGAATAAGCGAACGGCCGCTGAACGGAAATGGATTGTCGAGAACCTTAAGAATGACGAGGCGTTCAATGTCCGAATTCAGGAATATTTTGACAAAGCTTTAACCAACGTTCAAAAGGATATTGATTCAGAGTTTGCCAAGTATGCCGCTTATAGCAACGACAGTATGGCCGGTGCGCGTCAAGCAGTGATGGCCACCAATATTAAAGCTTATCAAGCGGAAGCAAAGTCGATTGTCGATGATGCTAGAAAGATGTACAACGGCGAACCGGTCAAATATTCCGACTTCAGCAAGGATGTCAATGATCGTCTCAAGCTATACAACGCTACCATGCGCATTAATCGCTTAGAAATGCTCAAGAGTGAGATTGGTCAAGAAATGCTTGATGCACACATGAAAGTGAACGCTGATCTTGTTTCCAAGCTGAGTAAGGATTATCAATCCGAGATCAAACGGCAAGCAGGAATACTTGGAGAGACGGTATCTAAGGGCGGCTACACTGATTTAGTCAAGCTGCTCTCCAAACGAGAGGGAGATTACACCTTCTCACAACGCATTTGGATCAACCAAGACATTCTTAAAGCTGAACTGGATGAGCTATTGACTGCCGCCACCATTCAAGGACAGAGTCCACTAAAGATTGCTCGCAAGTTACGCGGTCAAGTGGCAGAAACGGTGAACAATCACCGCTATGTGACAGAACGAATTGCGCGTACCGAGTCGGCCCGGATTCAAACACAGGCGCAATTAGATAGCTTCAATAAGTTCGGCTATGACTATTGCAAATGGGTGGCTGAACCAAGCGCGTGTGATGTGTGCAAGGAGATTTCAGAAGGTGGCAGAACTGGTAGAGGCATTTATCGTGTAGACGATGTGCCAGATATTCCAGTTCACCCCAACTGCCGATGTTCCATTGCGGCATATGCGCCAGATGATGATTAGGAGGAAACAATGAAGCTACCAGAAAAAGTATTGATTGATGATATCGAGTACAAGGTTGAGGAGGTCAGTCACAAAGAGCTTCAGCTAAGTAGCGAAGACTTAAAAGGCGAGTACTGGGGCGATACGCGTTATAAGCAAGCTAGTATCCGTATATGTGAAGGTATGGCTGAGGATGAGGCCAAAATCACTTTAGTACATGAGATTATCCACGCAATCCTGCAAGAGCGAGGGTTCGACCAGCAAAACAATGATGAGGCAATGGTTGACGGATTAGCACATGCGATTCGCATGTTGGCCAAGCAGAACTCAGAGCTGATCAAGGAGGTACTATCATGAAATCAGAAGGTTTGAAAACGCGTGAAAGCATTAAAAAGCGCCTGCTTGATTTGGCAGCAGAGGCTAATAGCATCAAAGATTATCAGCTAGGAGCGCTTATCCTGAATGCATATAACCGATGCGATGACAATGTGACTATCCAGAATGGCAATTTATATGTCAACGGCGAATTGATGATAATCGACAATGCGACACTTGCTAATCATTTGGCAATGTCCTCCACCGGTTACAATAAAGCACCATCTGGTAACGCGTCACATATAAGCACTCTTGAGCTAAGAGATGATGGCCCATATCTTAACGGCAAACGTATTAAAGGACTCATTGATATGAACATCGATTCAAAGGTCGGCGATCTTACCAAAGTTGTCATTAAGCTTGCTGCCAATGTGCATGGTATAGACGACATTGACAAAGGATATTCAATCTAGCCAAAATATGAAACTTATTTGTAAGCCGCAGCTAGCGGCTTTTTTTATACCATCAAGTCCAAGCGTGATCGACTCTAAAAGCTCCGGTAAATTAAGACGCAAGCCTGATCCGTCTAAAAAGCTGTGGAAGGAGTTCTTAGCATGATTCCCAAGATTTTAATGCCTATGAATTTGCAATTTTTCGCTGAAGATAAACCTCAAGGCGATCCGAAAAATCCAGTCGATCCGCCTAAGCCAAAAGATGGTGATCCGGTAGATCCTCTTGAAGATAAGAAGCAAGGAGAACCGGCTGACCCTGATCCTGATGGTAAGCACGTCTACACCGATGAACAGGTCAATGAAATCGTCAAGAAGCGTCTTGCTCGTGCCGAGAAGGAAAAGCAAGCTGCCGTTGACGAAGCTGCAAAGCTGGCCAAGATGAATGCCGACCAGAAGAAAGACTATGAGCTAGAAAAGGCTCAAAAAGAGCGAGACGAACTCAAGTCACAGCTTGCCACCTACGAGATGGGCAAACAGGCTCGATCGATGTTTGAAGATGCCAAGCTGACAGTCACTGAGGACGATTTGCAGCACGTTGTAACGCCAGAGGCAGAATCTACTGAGGCGAATGTTAAGTGGCTCATTGCGCACGACCAAGCTGTAGCAGAGCGTGTCCGTCAAGAACTGCTGAAAGGTAGTACACCATTGGACCCGTCCTCCAACCGCAAGACGAAGAGCCTTAAAGATATGGATTTGTTAGAGCGCAGCAAATTGGAACGAGAAGATCCAGAGATGTACAAGAAATTACTAACAAAATGAAAGAGGTAAACAAATATGCCAGAATTTAGTGGTGCAACAGCCAAATTGAATTTGGTCGAACCTAAAGTATTCGCGGATTATGTCTTGGAACAGCAAACTGCTACTAACCGTCTGCTCTCTAGTGGCATTCTCACTACCGACCCAATCATTCAAGCACAATTGCTCAAGGGCGGTACCTATGTAACCATTCCTACCCTGCAAAGTTTGAGCGGGGAAGCTCAGACGTGGAACGACACTAGTGACATTACTGTCGGCAATGTTGACAGCTACAGCGCCATTGCTCCACAGATGTACCAAGCCAAAGCGTTTGGCTACACAGACTTTGGTCAGCTTTCGACGGGCGCTCCGGTTGCGGAACAGATCGCGGGGCAATTCGCATCCTTCTGGAACATCCAAGACAACAAGCTTCTAATTGCAGTCTTGAAGAACGCATTCCTCAATGCAGATTTGCAGGCTGTTAAGGCATATGGCATGGGCACACCCGCGCCTTTGGCTGCTGGTGACTTCATTGCCGCATTGTCTCGCATGGGTGACGTTTCCAGCCCTCAACTGACGAAGATCGTGCTCAATTCTGCCGCTGTTGGTGCAATGCGTGATCAGAACCTGATTAATACCATTCAGCCGTCTAACGGTGGTACGCCAATCAGCTACTACAACGGCATTGAGATCGTTGAAGACGATGCACTGCCAGTTGCAGCAGATGGTACCACGGACGCGTTCATCATTGCTAACGGTGCTGTTGCTTATGGCTTGGCTAATCCGGAAAACAGCTATGAAGTCAAGCGCGACAGTCTTGGCAATGGTGGCCAGACTGCGGTTATCAACCGCCGCACTCTTGCAATGCAAATTGCGGGTACGTCATTCACCGACGTTACTAAGGTTGCTGGTCTTGGCTACAGCGCAATCAACGCTTCTGCAACATCTATGTACGATCTGGTTGGTGATCCTCGCAACATTGGCGTCGTTGACTATCGCTTCACGATCGACAAGAAGTTTGTTGTTGCTGGAATCAATACCCCAAAAGCTTAGCGCCGGCCACAGGGATTACGCTTAGTCAGAAAACGGCGTCCCTAAAAGTCGGCGCTACCAAGCAAATTACTGTATCCACTGATCCTGTGGATGCATTTAATGCAAGTGAGGTTGTTAGCGCTGCTAAGTTCGCATCTAGCGACACTGGTGTTGCCACAGTCGCTGCTGATGGGACTATTACAGCGGTAGCAGTTGGTTCTACAACAATTACAGCAACAAGTGGTACCTTCAATGCAACGGTAGCAGTTACCGTTAGCGCAGCGTAGTAGCTAGTAAACCGTCGCTTATGAAAATCATAGTGCTGCGAAAGCAGGGCGGCGGAAAGGAGGCATAACATGGCTGATGCTAATCCGGTAACACTTGCGGATTTGAAGACGATGATGGAAATCAAAACTGACGCACAAGATGGTGTGCTTAATCTCATCATCAAAAATACCACACAAGCCTTACGATTTAAGCTCGGTTTGCGAACGGATGAGGCCTTCCCTAGTGAGTTGGCCTACATTGCCCTAGAAGTATGCGTCAGACGCTACAACAGGCGTAAGAACGAAGGCATGACGTCTTATGAGCAGGAGGGGCAGTCATTCACGTTCAAGTCTAACGACTTCGATGATTTCGCTGATGACATCAACGACTGGAAAGAAGCCAACGGGAAGAATGCCAAGTCTCTTGGAACCGTTAGCTTCATTTCTGGCTATCCAAAGAGGTGATCATATGCGGTTAGATCATGAGGTTACATTCTGGCTTGATGATGAAGAATATGATCCGCAAACACATCAATACGGTGATGTGAAAAAGGTGGCAACTGCAGTTGCCAGTGTCACCGACATGGGAACAGACAAGAGCGTTCAGCTATTCGGAAACTACGCTCAAAAGGCAAAGGTGATCCGATTAGTTGAGCCAGTCACCGTCAATTGGAGCTATTTAACGATTGATGATGATGCAACACACTACGTTCTCAATACCGCCCGCGTTCCGCTTCAAAACGCTACTTTGATTGTGGGTGAGACGAAATGAGTAAAGCTGGGCTTGGTTATCGTATTCAGCTAAAAGGTATGGACAAACTGGTCGCTGGCCTGCTGAAGCGAGCGAAGATGGACGTTGTCAAGCAAATCGTTAAACAGCAGACAGCACAGTTGCAAACTCGTACTCAGCAAATGACGGGCACCGTGTACGCTCATCCTACTGGTGCTACAAAGCGTGGCATCAAGTTAGCAATTACTGATTCGGGGCTGTCCGGTATCGTAGCGATGACGCAAGAATACAACCCATACACCGAAAATGGAACTCGATTCATGCGGGCACGTCCTGTATTGAAGCCTGCGTTCCTTTATCAAAAGATTCAGTTTATTAATCAGCTTAAACAAGCAGCAAAGTAGGTGATTCAAATCACATCACCAGAGCAAGAGCTCTACGACTACTTCTATGCTTTCTCGCAATCATCTGGGTACAAGACCTACGACCATTTGCCCATGCAGCAGGAGAACGCCCCATATCCCTTCGTCATTGTTGGCGATATTCAAGTTGTTCCTACCGCAACAAAGACGTCACTCAATGGCAATGTGCTAATCACCATCGACATCTGGGGCGACAAAAAACAGCGTTTCACCGTATCTGATATGGCGGAGCGCTTTTTTAGTGCCGCGATTGGGCAAGTGCTAACTGATGATTACCGATTCTATGGACGTGTAGAAGACCAGTCAAAAGAGTTTACACAAGATCAGAGTGTCCCTGACACGGTTCTCAACCGAGCCACGCTGATACTCAATCTCAATATTTTATAGGAGGCCATAATATGGCAAATGAATTAAAAGTGCTAGAAGGCATGGACGTTGTTGCCTTGGCTCGCAAACATAGCGATCAAGCAACGGTTAGCGGCCAAATTATCCCTTGGCAGACTTCGCTGTCCTTTGACCCGTCTGTTGACAGTGATTCCACTGTTACCAAGGACGGCAATGTAGCAACAAGAAGCTCGGCAAGTACCGATCTTGAAGTCGAGTTCCTGAACAACACAGCCGCAATTGCAGACGTAATGTACGACTCGTTGTTTGACGGTGAATTGCTCGACTTTTGGATTCTCTACCGCAAACGCAAGAACGCTGAAGGTAAGTATCTTGCATGGTATATGCAGGTAACGGTGCAAGAAGATAGCAGCGACAATGATCCTGATGATCACTCTACTCGCGATGTCACATTCTCAGTTAATGGCACGCCTAAACGCGGATGGACAACTCTCGATGACGAAACTCAGGAACAGGTCGATTATGTATTCCTTGGGGTTGGCAAGGTCACTGATACTGACAAGACCGGTGGTGGTGTCCAGTGGGATTCTGATAAAGATCCAGGTACGAGCGTTTCAGGCGAAACAACAACCACCACAACCACGTCAAAATAGCGGCCCCAAGTGGGGTTAGCGTTGGCCCTACATCTAATGGGGCGAATATCAGCGCCCAGTAACCATGTCAATCAGTCGCCTAAGAAAGTCACAGTACGGGTGAAACCCGGGCGGCTTAAAAGAAAGGATTTTAAATCATGCAATTAACCATTAACGGTAAAGAATACGAACTCAACTTTGGTGTCCGCTTTGTTCGCGAAATGGATAAGAATATGGGTGCCGTCATGCATGGCATTAACTTTGGCATGGGTGTTGCAAAGGCACTAGCTGGTCTGAATGCATACGATGCTGCTGTTTTAGCAGACACCATTTATTCAGCTACCGTGACATCTAAGAAACGTCCGTCAGCTAATGAAGTCGATGACTTTATTGACAGCAATTCAGACTTAGACTCTCTATTTAAGCAAGTTGCAAATGAAATGAACAGTGCTAACGCAGTAAAAGCAGTAGCAAAAAACATGAAGGCCTAGATGAGGACGAAAGCGTTCAAAAGAGTAGTGAAGAAACGTATCACGAAATCTTATTAAACGCTTTTGCCTATCTAGGCTTTTCTGATATTCGGAAAATCGAACGCATGACGCTTGTTGAATACGAACTGCGCATGGAAGCTTATCAGCTTAAGCAAGTCGACAGACAGAACGAGATTGCACAACAAGCATGGATGAACCAGCAAGTGCAGGCAACAACCGGGAGCAAGACTCCTAAGCCAAAGTATCAGACCTTTGACGATTTCTTTGATAAGAAAGCAGCTATTGATAACGTGCGATCAAATTATGAGCCCAATTATGAAGTGTCACAGATGAGCACAACCGAGCTCAAATATACTAGAGCTCAAGTGTTTGCAAAACGGATGGCCGAATTTCAGCGTTTGAAGCGCGAAGGCAAAATCATTCCGTTATCTGAAAGAAAGGAGGGAGCGCATGGCTGACAGTTTTAGTGTTGAAGCAATTTTATCCGCCGTTGACCGCAACTTTTCGGGGACTTTTAAGAATATCGCGAGTTCTGCGTCAAAGGTCGGTGATAGCTTTGAAAAGTCGACAAAGCCAGCGGGAAATTTTGTATTAACCGTGAGCAAAATTGCTGGAGCTATAGGACTTACCAAAGTGGTAGGGGCTATTGGCGATGGTGTGAGAAACATGGTGGGAGAACTAGACGAATCAAGCAAAGCTTGGCAGACGTTTGAGAGTAATATGAAGTTTCTGGGTAAGACGCCTGCACAGATTTCCTCAATTGAAAAGTCGTTGCAATCATATGCTCAGGAGACCATTTACAGTTCATCTGACATGGCTTCTGCCTATGCACAATTTGCATCAGTAGGTGTAAAAGGAGTCGGCCGCCTTGTTAAAGGTATGGGTGGCCTAGCTGCTGCCACTGATAATCCCAAGCAAGCCATGAAGACATTGATGGAACAAGGCACACAAATGGCTGCTAAGCCAATGGTGCAGTGGGCTGATTTCCGTCTAATGCTTGAACAGACTCCAGCAGGCAT